ATATTGCTAAGAAGCTAACAGGCGAAATTAAATGAGTGAAGAGTATACAGACGATTTACAAAAACTTTATATTGAGTTTTTGTTAGCAGAGAAAGACCTCTTTGTTAGATGTAATGCTATTACACAAAGCAAATACTTTACACGTAAGTATCAGCCTGTTATGGACTTTATACAACAACACGTAGACGGTTATGGTGACTTACCCACACATGAACAAATTGCTGCAAAAACAAGTCAGCAGTTTGACGACATTACTAACAAAGTGACAGATGACCATAAAAAATGGTTTATGGATGAATACGAAAAGTTTTGTAGACACAAAGCACTGGAAGGTGCTATCCTTGCTAGTGCTGACAAACTTGAACGCAATGAATATGGTAGTGTAGAAAAACTAATTAAAGATGCTGTTAGCATTGGACTTGCTAAAGACTTTGGACTTAACTATTGGGATGATCCCGCAGGACGTATTCAAACTATTAAAGACAATCGTGGACAAAACAGTACCGGTTGGGAGAGTCTGGACAAAGTATTGTATGGCGGATTTAATCCAGGCGAACTGAATATCTTTGCAGGTGGTTCGGGCAGTGGTAAAAGTTTGTTTATGCAGAACATGGCACTCAACTGGGCACTTGCTGGTAAGAACGTTGTTTATGTAAGTTTGGAACTTAGTGAAGAACTGTGCAGTATGCGACTAGACGCCATGCTTACTAATATGAGCACTAAAGACGTTATGAAAAATCCAAGTGACGTTGAGCTTAAAGTTAAAATGGCAAGTAAAAAAGCAGGCGTATTGCAAATTATACAAATGGCAAATGGCAGTACAGTTAATGATATTAAAGCATATTTAAAAGAATATCAAATACAAAAAGGCATTAAAGTAGATGCATTGTTTGTTGACTACTTGGACTTGATGATGCCGGTAACAGTAAAAGTAAATCCAAGTGATCAGTTTATTAAAGACAAGTTTGTAAGTGAAGAGTTACGTAACCTGGCAACTGAACTACATATTCTATTTGTTACAGCATCACAACTTAACCGTGGTGCAGTTGACGAAGTAGAGTTTGACCACAGCCACATTGCAGGTGGTATTAGTAAGATTAATACAGCAGACAACTTGATCGGTATCTTTAGCAGCCGTGCAATGCGTGAGCGTGGCAGGGTGCAAATACAGTTTATGAAAACACGTTCAAGTAGTGGTGTTGGTAGTAAACTAGATTTAGGTTACGACATGAATACACTTCGTATTACTGATTTGGATGAAGATGAACAAGGCGAAGAAGGACAAGTAGCCAGCATTTATCAAAGTTTAAAATCAAATAAACAAACAAGTGTAAGCCCAGCTGGAGAGCAAGTTACTCAATCAACAACTGTTGCAGTTAATAATGCAGACAGATTAAACAATTTACTTAAACGAAGGGAATAGTTGCTGAAACAATAACGCCGTTGACCTTATCTAGTCTATATATGATTTTGAACAACGGGCCTAGCCTTTAGGAGTCAATAAGTTTGAGCCTGTATGAGCCAAAAAAGTAAGCCTGTGTGTTGCCCGCCACCACTGTTGTTTTCATTATCTTATTAGCAATGGATCCTAAGTTCGTAATCAGGAAATGCAAAAGTGCCATAAGTGCTATCCGTTAATGTTTCAGCAACAATATTTATAAATACTATTATGAAAAGAAAAACGAGATCTATATTAGAAGAAATTAATTCAATGTCTCCTCGTCGAGACAAGAAACAAATTGTCGAATCTAATGCTGAACAAGTAATAGTAACTGCAATTAATTTAATTGAATTAATTAATGAAACTTTTGATGTTGAAACTGCTGCAGATTTAAATAAGCGACTTATTAACAGTATTAGAACAAAAGATCCTCGTAAATTCAAAAGAGGGATTATTAAAGTTGAAGATTCGAGACATCCTGGGCGGGAATTATAAGCGTAAAGTCAGACGTGGTAGCCGAATTAAAAGATTAAGACAAAAAGACCTGCACTTGCATGAAGGCGGTAATGTCTTTGACGGTACTGTGGGATTTGATCACGAAATGATTCCTGGTATTATGAAAGTTATCAACGGTGTATTACAAAAAGTTAATGCACAAGCGATTCCCATTGGTAGTGGTGCAACTCCTACTCCAGGAAAAGTCAGCGGAGACTTGGATATGATTGTAGATGTAAACCAACTGCGTCAAGAGTATGATATGTTAGATTCTCCTGATAAAGATATTCGTAAAAAATTACGTCAAACATTTGACATGGCTGGATTAGAAACAGCACAATCTGGTACAAGTGTGCATGTTAAAGTGCCAATGGGCGACCATGCACACCAAGTAGATATTATGGTTGTTCCTAATGCAGCCAATGCAGCAAAATTCCATACACATACAATTCCACAAGGTTCAAAGTGGAAAGGTGTAAACAAACAAATTGCTATGGCATATCTTGCTAAAAAACAAAACATGCTTTGGTCACCATACCAAGGTTTGTTTAGCAGAGATGCTAACGGTAAAAAAGCCGATCTAGTAACAGACAACATCGAACAAGTAGCAAAAGCATTACTCGGCCCGAATGCCTCCGGAAAAGATATTGGCAGCGTAGAAGCTATTATGGCAGCGTTGGGCAAAGAAGCAGGTGAAGCGATGCTAGCTGACTTAAGAAGTGATCCAAATTGGAAAGAACTTGACTAATGCGAGCAAAAGAAATACTCACTGAATCTAAGGTAGGACGTAATCTACAACACTTGGAAGACCTTGCTTTCATTGAAGGCTCTGCTGGTGCTATGGAAGCATTAAGTATACTTGAGCGTTTTGGTAGTGATGTCAGTGATGTTAGTATTAAATGGGATGGTACTCCTGCAGTAATATTCGGCAGAGATGCCAATGGCGATTTTATTTTAACAGATATTGCAGGATTTGGCAGCAAGTCATATGACGGCCGTGTTAAGTCAGCTGATGCATTACAAAGTATGATTTTAAACCGAGGCAAAGAAGTAGACGATAACAGGCGTGCGTATGCACAAGCAATGGCCAATGTTTGGGATGCATTTGAAAGTGCAACACCATCTGGCTTTTCTGGTTTTATACATGGGGATTTATTATATAAATCACAACCAGCGGTAGATAACGGACACTTTATTTTTAAGCCTAATAAAGTTACATATTCAGTCAAAACAGACAGCAATATAGGCAAACGTATTGCTCGCAGTACAGCTGGTGTTGTTATTCATACTCATACAGATTTAAATGGAAATGTAACACAAGCAGATCCAAAATCACTAAGTGAGGGCAATCTGTTTGTTATGCCGCCAGTATTGGCACAGCAACCTCCAAAAATAGATGTAAGCAGTGTTAACAATCTTAAATCTGTAGTTAAGAAAAATGCAAATGCAATTGACTCATTGTTGTCAGCCAAGCCAGGATTAAGTGATATTCCAAATATTATCTACACTTATGTAAACCAAATGAGTCGTGCAGGACGTTGGAATGAACTTACAACTGGGTTTAATGATTGGTTGAAAAATAGTAAAGTAAGCCCTAACAAGCAAGCAAAGATCCTTGCAATGCCAGAAAGCAAGTATTTTCCTTTGCTTTTTGATTTAGTACTAAAAATACAAAATCTTAAAAATAATGTTATTGAACAACTTGATAATGCAGAAATGGATGTTACTGCACACATTGATGGTGATAGTGGTGGTGAGGGATATGTAGCAGCTCGTGACAAAGTTAAATTGGTCCCAAGACACAAATTTAAAATCGGGTAAATACTATTATGGAAGAAAAATACACAGCAAAACAATGGGCAGCAATTGAAGGGGGTCACAGCATTGATGACACTCCTGCATTCAGCTTTGTAAATGACTTAACAGAAAGCACTATGTATCGAACTCGTAAGCAACTCGATACAAGTGATCTTGGCGATGTTGCAGACTTTGCATTTTTAAATTTAATTTCTATGCATATTTTAAATAACGATGAAGAGACTCAATCTATTGCACGAGCCTATGCTAAACGTACTATCGAAAGTAACCAATTTAAAAATTATAAACAAAGTGGAACAGATTTATATCAGGCATTACATAAATTGTCAAACAATTCTCAAGTACAACTGCCTGAAGAAGAATTAAAGATGTATTTGCGTCAAGTAGCAAAAGGAAACTCAACACCACAAGCCCGTGGTATGTTTATGAAATTGGAACGAGCTCTTAAAATTCAAGAAACTAATTATAAAAGTATACGTAGACTGGGTGTTGATTGGGCAAAATTGAATCCATCTCAGCGTAGATTGGTAAACACTCGTTTGTTACAGTTTTATAAGACAAAAGCTATTAGAAGTGAATTGTATCAGCCACTACAACAATATTCAAAAGCAAACAATTATATTTTAGCTAATGTTAGTAATGCAGAAAAAGCAAGTGTTGCCAAAAAGATAGCAGTAAGGACTGCAGCGGCGGCAGCAGGTGGCGCAGCTGGATTTGCAATGGGTAGATCGTTTGGTAGAAGTTTAGTTCGTGGTAATACCAGCGACAGGTGACATTTGACTGAAAAATATACGGCTTATACTTTAGTTGACATTACAAATAGTAAAAATACTAATTCTAAATCAAATAATATACAAGAGTATAACCAACAACAAAATTTAAATACAATTATACAGCTAATAGGGTTGCGTAGTCAACCCATAGACTACTCTATACAACAGTTAAATGCACAAGATCTTGTTAATTACTGCTTTGGAAACCAGTTTAAAGGACTACATACAGTGTGGGAATTTAACTTTGTAGTAGAGCACAGTCGAGTATATGAACAAAATAATGATCCAGTGTATTTTTTAAAGTCAGACTTTGATGGTGTAGCATTTACTCCACATTTAAATGAAACTGTTAATTTTATAACTGCTACATTTGAGACATTTAATAAAGAAGTAATAAACGTGTATTTTTATAAGCATGATTGATTTGATAAATAATAATGTAACAGAGAAAATATTTTATATAACGTCTGTTTCTAGGCATAAAATTTAGGCAAACATACCAAGGCTCCTACCAACACGATGCTAAGAAGCATTTAAGCCGTAGAAGAGTGA